AACCTTTGCATTACCAGTCTTTACACCAGTAAGAGCAAATGTGGCAACTCCGTTTGTAATTGATGCAGATGTAGCAGAATTGCTTACAACCGCAAGAGTATCGGATGTTGCATAAAGTGTTCCTGAATTAACAACAACATTATTTGCATCATATGCTACGGCTGTCAAAGCTTCAGCATTTGATCCAACTGCAAGGACTGGCTTCTTTACTGTTGTAACAATCTTAGCAATATCTCCATAAAATGTTACAGACTCTGTTGCAAGAACAACGTTTGAAGCGGTTGTAATTGTTACAGTACCTACTCCAGAAGTTCCATCAGAAAATACACCAATATAGTGTCCTGCTGGAACTACCATTGCACGAACAGATCCAGAAATTGTTGCATGGTTTGATCCATGTCCAAGAAGTCCTGGTCCAGAAATAGTCACAGTAAGTGACTCAGAAGCACTACCACCAGCAGCGTTCTTTTGTGTTACAACAATAATACCTGCTGCATCAGAAGCTACTACCTTAGAGGCAGAAACTGCTGAATCAGATGTAGCAGAAATTGTTTCTCCAGCATTAAGAATTGATGTGGATGTTGCTGCAGAAGCTTTTTCATCTTTTGCATTAACAGTAACTGTCCACACTAATGGTGAAGCAGTAACCTTTCCACCAGCACTCTTAAGAACTGGATAAAGATTAATAACATATGTGCCTGCAGCAGATGGTGCTACAAGTGCGACATTAAGTTTAGCAGTTACCTGTGCTGCAGAGTTAGTTGTTGAACTAACATCAGCAGATGTATTTCCCCCACCAAGTGTTACAACTGCATTGCTAGTTTCTGAAACCGAAAGAGTAGCAGACTTACCAGCGCCAGTTGGCTGACTTGAGACAAGGGAGAGAACAGAAACTGTATCACCAGAGTTTTCTGCAATAAATGTCAAAGTAACAACTGCTGTTGCTGTATCACCTGCGGTAATTGTATCCGCTACGGCATCAATAGCAAAACTATCAGCAAGAACTGCTGCCTTTGATGGAATTGCAGAAAATGTGCTAAATGCCAAGGCTGCAGCCAAGGTCATTGCAATTTTCTTAAATGAATTCATTTTTCTCCTTGTTTATATTAGTTTGTACGAATCAAGAAAGTCCATAACGTCGTCAGGAATTTCCTTGTCTAATTCTACCATATCCTTCTTTTTATCTGCAAATCGGGAGGCAGAAGACCATGTGTGAACTTCAATCTCTATGTTAGAATCTCTGCTTGTATGTGATATTGCTCCGAATACAGCACCACAAACGGCATCAGCCAAGTCTTTTGACTTTTTTCTTGGGTGGTCTACTCTCTTACCATTATCTGTTATTTTCAATTCAGACATTTCTTCCAGAAGCAGAGGGATCATTGGTATAGCAACACGCTCCTCATATACCATCATAGCTAAATCCTCATAGTGCTTTTTAGCAACAGAAACAGTGTCAGTTCTCATACCTACTGCTTTTAGTTCTTGCTGAATATCAAATGATTGCCAACGGTCAAATGTGACCATGCCTATGTTAAAGCCCTCTCTACGAAGATTCATAATCCATTTTTTAACTTCAGAAAGATCAACTGGCCCCTGTATCTTTGGTTCCCACCATGCAACTGCATCAACTACAACTATTGGAGCAACCTGTTCGTAATCTTTAATTACCTGAATGTTAACCCATCGTTCAACATGTGCTATTGCAACTGCACACTTGTCATGTTTTTGTGCAAGGTCAGCATGTACATAATAAACTTTATCTGGGTCTGGCTTAAAATTTTCTTCAAATCTTTTATAGGTATCTACAGGATTTCTTAAGGTCATGCACTTTTCTAACTTGTCTCTTTGTTTAAAAAATGCATCAGATGAATAGGTTGGGGTGCATAGAAAGCGCATCATTGCATCGCCAAGATCAGTTAAAAATGCAATCTTAAAATCATCTATTTTTCTAGTTGGGTTAACTTCCCATGTTGGACGTTTTAGTGCAAACATTCTAGGATATTTATATGATTTAATATGATCCTCTTCCCAAACAATTTCAAACTCATTATCTGGTCCTTCTGGTAATTCTTCATTAATAATAAACTTATGTCTGCGCTCTATTACATCTTTTTCCATTATAACTTCTTCATACCGCTTTGAAATAAAGTCTCCGTTATAGCGTGGGAATGAAAGAAGAACTACTTTGCCAAGATCTGGAAAACGAGAATCTACAGTACCACGAAATGCTTTATAGATATTATCAGCAGTCTTACCCTGATCATTTCCAGTACCTACCTCTGTAGCAAAACCAGAAATCTCATCAAGTACTGCCATAAAAAGATTTAGACCCTCATGTGATTCTCTTTCTGAGTGTCCAGAATAAACGGTAATTGATTTATCAAAACCAATTGAGTTTACTTTAGGATCATATTTTCCAGCAAACCATGGTGACTTTTCAATCTTAGTTTTAAAACCTTTAAAGAAAACATTTTTTGCTTGCTCTGCGTTTATAGCAACATTGATAATATCTATCGCATCTCCAGCTGGTTTACCATAATATCTAGCAGGATCTTTTAAACATAGCAGTTTGTATACAACATACGCACAAGCTACGGTAGAAACAAAATCTTTTCCACTACCCTTTCCAAGCTGTAGAATAATTTCATTTTTAGTATATTTTGTATAATGTTGGCTACCATTTTCTGTTCCAAGTAAAACTTGTAAATCTTCTTTACGGTAAATCTGACTCATCGCCTCAACAACATCATACTGAATTGAAGATAGTGGTGGTTGCCCCAAATAGTCTAGTGACTCAACAAATGTTTTTACATCTACTGGTATTTCTTCAAAATGGTTGTCTTGTAGTGCCTCAAGAAAATCATTGAACATCGTGGACAATTGTAATCACTTCGCCTTCTTTTGCAATAGCAGAAAGCCTTTGCATAATCAAATCACGAACTTCTGGATTTGATGAAGCTATGTCTCTTAAAATTCCAACAAGAACTTCTTGTCTTTTTTCTATTTCAACCATTTCCTCTGCAAGCTCTTTATTTTCTAATAGTCCAGCTTTTTGCAACATATCAATTCGTTTTGATTCAATATCCATAACAAGCTTAATGCCTGCAGTCTTTGCATTTAGATTTGCCGTAGTTGTTGCATCTTCAATAACTTCATATGCCTTATTGATAAGTTTGTTATAGTGTGCATCGGCAGCAGCAAGTGCTTCTTTGGCACGAGCACGAATAACTGTATTATCTGATGCCATCTTCTTCCACTCATCAAGATGTGCAACAACACGAGTTCTTGGAATAGCCAAGTCTTTAGATATTCTTGTTGGATCGCTGCCCTTTAAATATTCTTCAACAACACGATTAACTTCATCAAGATGATTAATTAGATCAATCTCGGTGTTTGTCATATTTTCCTTCTAATCTATTAATCTCATCTTGTATATAAAACATAGCCTTTCTTAAGTCTTCAATATGCTTCTTTTCATCTTTAAGACCAGCCCTCCATAGGTACTTGAATGCATTACCTATATTAAAGTTACGGTGTCTAGTTATTTCAATACACTCAACACCAGAGGGATCTGTGGTGTAATGTTCTGGATGATTCACTTGATCTACGCTTGTAACTAATTTAGTCTGTTTATTCTTCATCATATTCCTCATCAAAAATATATGCATCCTCTAATACCTTACCAAAATTTACAATAGCATATAGTAGTCCAACTGAGCATACAGCTCCAACAAAAGCTAACAGAATAGCTGTTTTTTTCATCGCTTAGACTTCCTTAAACCAAACTTAGCCAAGTAAACATATATAGTTTCTACGCTTGCCCCACACTCTTTTGCTATTTCTTGAGGAGTCTTTTTATCCATAACATATCGTTTGCGAAGCCAAGATTCACTCGTATATAGTTTACCAGTCATGATTTTATTTGTCAACCCCAATAGCTTTTTCCCAGTTATGAATAGCCCAATGACCTATACCGCAGGCATCAGCAACATCATGATCCTCTATCTTTTTATCATAAATTATATCAATAAGATTAATCGTTCTTTGCTTTCTTAAATTTCTTTCATAAGATTTATACCAAGAATCTGACTTACCAGGATTTGCTGATCTTACTGCTAACTGCTCTTCTTTGCTTAATTTTTTGTTGCCTAGATAGTTCTGCCAGGTAATTGGTGATACCTTTCCTATTTGATTAATACCATTTAATCCTATACCGCCAATAATTGCTCCCTGCACCATAGCTAAATCTGCTGCAGTTTTTGGAGAATTCATAAACACTGTATGCTCAATAACAACAGCATCTATATCGTATAGTCTAAAAAATGCTCTAGTCTTAGCAGTTGCATCTATAATTTTCTCATATATATCATGACCAAAAAATGCAACTTTACCAGTACTTTTTATTTTATTATCTGAAAAGATAGCAAAAGCAATAGTGCTTGTACTTGCATCAATAGCACAAATTGTATTTGGCTTAATCTTGTTCATAGTCAAAATATCCTTTTACCTCTTTGAGCATTTTGTCTACCATTTTTTTGCTTACATTACAATTTGCACAAAATCCATCATCGTTATATATTGATAGTTGAGTTTTGCATCCACCCAAACACAATCTTTTTTTGCCTATTCTTTTTTTTCTTCTTGTAACTAAATATCTTTCTGCAATTTTTTCTTTAGTCGCTTCATCTCTGCATAAAATACTACAGTAAATTTGATATGTTACCTTTGGCTTAAACTTTTTATCGCATCTTTCACACGACTTCACTTAGCTTCTCCAAGGTTTTTATTTTAATTAGTCCTTTATCTGCATCACCACATGCAGAAACTAACGGACATGCCTTGCATACTTTAGAATTAGATCGGTAGTTTTTTTGTGGAATAGTTTTATCTAGCCACGCTTTTCTAACTTCTTTTAGCCATGCAAATGTACTATCAATCCATTGCTTATAAACTTCATTAACTTCTATTGGAAAAACACATAGATCATGTGTATTTTTATTTTCATAAATCAAAACACCTTTAGCCTTCTTAAGAATTTTCATATAAATAAGAAGCTGCATTACATGGCTTCCTCTTGGCTTGCCCTTTGTTTTTGAATACTCAAAAGAATCAGATGGCATTGTTTTAATTTCTAATACTATCTCTTCTTCATTCCATTTAAGCATTCCATCCGCATATCCAAAAATTGGTGGGTCATCAAGAGTAACCTTAAATTCTGTTGTTGGATTATTATTTTCATCATAATATACAACTGCAAGATTTGCATCCAGAATAGCCTTTTGAATTCTTGCATGAGAATCTGTTCCAGAAGTCATATTTGCTACTCCATAAGGAGTATCGCTATTTTCAAAAACATTACCTTCAAAAGCTAAATACCAATATCTAGCACATTCACCATGATTCCAAACAAGAGACGATGGTGCGAATGTTTTTTTAGTCTGATGTTTACTAGATCTTTTTGCAATGTATCCAGCATTTATTTTTTCTATTAGAAGCTGAGTATCAATAATCTCAGGTTTGTCCTCTGGCTTCATCATAATCTGCTTTAATAAGTTTTTAGTCATTATATTCCTTTTGTCTATTATATCAGTTACCGCATTATATATTTTAAAGCAGATACTAAATCATTTATTGATTCGGCTGCGGTATAGTAAATATTTTTCTTGCCTCTATCAGACTTATCTACATTGGTCATCCATGTAGCACGAAATGCCATTTTTGCTGCAATAGCCTGTAGTCTTACGATTTCTAGGCTAGCAACATTGGGGGGAATATCTGGCTTAATAATAAGCTTTGCTATCATAGTTAATGCTGTAGTTAGCTCTTGATCTTGCATATAATCAGCTATCTCAGATAAGCCATTAATCATTTCTAAGGTTGTTTTAGACTGTTCATTATTCTCCACTGTATTCCCCTAACATGCTCTCTAAAATATCTAGCTCTATTATAGCAAGCCTAGTCTTAGTGCCGCTTTCTCCAAGTACTACAATAATAGCTGGATCATTTCCATTTCTTATTGCATCAGTTGTTGCTTTAGCCCAAACATCTTTATTTATCGTAAAAGACTTGGCATTTTCTTTAAAATCAACCGTAAAGTTGTTCCAAGTTGCATCACCCTTCTTAGTATTTCTACCAGAATTTTTATGCTGTTTAGCCCCTATCCTTTTACTCTCGTTCTTTTCGCTCATAATCTTTCTTTTTTCTATAGCCTATATAATATAAATTAGACTTAGAAAGATGTTTGTTTGAACACATCCATGACCAAACACCAGTTTCTGGGTATAATCTACATTCTTTAACTTCTTCTTTGCATGTTCGGCAAAGAAATTTGCCTGGATAAACAGTAAACCTAGACATTAATTAGTTTAGACCTTATAGATTCTTGCAAGTCTAAATCTTCCCTTACCCTATTAATAAAAGCCTCTCTACCCTGAACTTTTGTGCCATCTTCTAGGTTATACCATGCACCAGTTCTTGATACGATACCAGCTAACTCTGCTGTATCAACAAGATCTCCTATGGTATCTACGCCAAGATCTTTGCCTCTAAAATAAAAATCATATTCTCCAGATTGAAAGGCTGGAGAAGTTTTAGAAAATTGAACCTCCCAGCGAACTTTTCTACCAATCTTTTCTTCAATTATTTTATCCCCAACGCTTATTTTTCCTTTTAATGCTTGGTTTTCAGACTCAGATGAAAATAGTTTTATAACAGTAGAAGAATAAAATTTTGTGGCCTGTCCACCAGTTGGTTGCTGACTTGTATACATTGCATTAATATTGTTGCGTGATTGACTTATTAAAACAAGTAGTGTTGGCTTTACCTTGTTATTGGCATAATTTAACATCTTCCATGCATTACTAAAATCTCTAGACTCTGCACCAATCTGTTTAGTATTTTCAAGCTGCTTAAGCTCATCTGAATCTTTTTCAAAATATATTGCTGGTAGCAAAGACGTAATGCTGTCTATTACAATAAGATCAACTCCAGCCTCCATAAGATTAACCCCTACATCAACCATTTCATTAATAGTCCTTGCTTGAGACACAATAAGCTTAGCAGTGTCAACACCAAGCCTTTCTGCCCAATCTTTATCATAAGACATTTCTGCATCAACCCAAGCACATATCTTTCCTTCTTTTTGTGCCAAAGCAATCATTTGTAAACATAGGGATGATTTAGCAGATGACTTGCTACCCCAGACCAAAACCTGCCTTCCATAAGGCAAGCCACCATTTAGTGCACGATTTAAACCAAAGCTAGGTGTTGCAGCATATTCTGTTTTAGGAACAGAATCACCAACCAATATATTTTTTCTTAGCTTAGGATTTAGTTGTGCTAAAACATCCTCTATTGTTAGTGTCATTAAAATCTTACTCCATGCTTCTTTGGTCTATTTGAATTTATTTCCATCTTTTCTTTAATAGCATAATCAAGAGATTTTTTCATATACCCTGCATCTACCATTCCAGCATAAAGGTCAAGGGTACGAATAATAATATCTGCAAACTCATCAGACAGTTTATCTTGATCCATATCTTTACGAACAACTTCCATTGCCTCTACTACCTCTGAAACAATCATCATCATTTGTTTTGCAACAAATATTTCATCTGCAGGTCTATCCCAAAAACCTTTTTCTTTTGCATTATTGTGTATTTTTTCTGCTAACTCATCAAACACTTACTACATCCTCCATTATCACTGTACCGTCTTTTGTTTTACCAAGCTCAAACTTATATACATTTCCTGGTTGTACATTCATATATGCTTTTGGAAATGCTGTTGGAAATACTGTTATTGCATGTAGTTCTCTACCAGAATCTGCCACAGTAAGAGATGCCATTTTTTTACCAGCCTTAGTTATTCTTGGCTTGAAAGAAACAACAAACATTTCATCATCTTTATATGGCAACATCTTATAGTTTAAAAATTTAATCAAGGCATCGGATGAATTAGATATTTCATCAACAGGTACTGCAGAAACAACCCTATTATCATTTGCAAGAATAATATAAGTACGACCAGCCTCAATAGTCGTATTCTCTTCATCAAATATACCCACGCTTCCTGTTTTATCTAACAGCTCTATCCTTGACCAGCCTTTTGCTCTCTTAATAGATTTTACCATACCCATCAGAATAAAAGCACCTTTTTCTTCATATTCTTCAATGTCATTTATATATGCATAGTAATGCTGTGGTATTGGCATATTAAATTCTGGAAGGTTAAGATACTCATAAAGATTTTCTCTCACCTTGTTTTGGTCTGATGGATTGTCTGAAAATGTAAGCGCACCAATAGCATTCATTGCCTGAAGTGCACGACTATTGACTCCATTGCCTTTTGTAAATGTAAACTCTTCTACATGCTTATATGAAGAGAATGGACGAGCAGCAATGTACCTATCAGCAATAGTATCAGAGATATACTTAATAGCGGAGAGTCCAAATCTAATACCTTTACCCTCAATTTTAAAATCTTTGTCCGAATCATTAATATGAGGCAACTTAATTGGAATACCCATTCTTTTTGCTTCAATTAGATACTCCGTTCTTGTATCTTTGTCCTTCTCATTTTTAAGAAGTGAATACATAAATTCTAATGGATAGTGATACTTTAACCACGCCGTCCAATAAGAGAGCGTAGAGTAAGCAACCGCATGAGACTTGTTGAACGAGTACCCCGCATGCGCCTCAAAATCGTGCCACAGATCCAAAGCGGCATTAGGAGAAATATAAGCAGAAGCGCCCTTAACAAACTTGTCTTGGAATTCGTTGAACTCTCTTGCATCTTTTTTCTTACCAATAATCTTTCTTACTTTATCTGCTTCTGCCATAGTCATGCCACCAAGCTCAACGCATGCTTGCATAACCTGCTCTTGGTATAGGATACACCCATATGTTTCTTCTGTAAAAGGCTTTAATACTTGATGCATATAGTCAATATTTTGTCTACCATGCTTACGAGCAATATAATCTTTACCAATAGTATTCATTGCTCCAGGACGTACTAGCGCATTTGATGCAGCAAGTTCTGCCAAACTCTTTACACCCATCTTAACAAGAAGATTGGTATATGGAGTTGCTTCGCACTGAAATACTCCCTTTGTATATCCATCAGAAAGCATTTGATAAACATTTTTATCTTGCATATCAAGATTTAAAAGATCAATCTTTTTATCATATCTTTCTTCAATAATATCAAGTGTATCCTTAAGAACACTCAAGGTTTTTAATCCAAGAGCATCAATTTTGATAAGACCTATTCTTTCTGCCTCTTCCATGTCTACACCAACAACTGGAATTCTTTCATCTGATCCAGTAGAACTACGTGTTTCCATTGGGGCATATTTAAATATGGGCTCTTTACTTGTTACAACACCTGCAGCATGAATTCCTGTTCCACGAATACGGCCACGAAGTTGATCTCCATAAGCTACCACTTCAGGATACTTATCTCTGAACCAAGCAGAATTTTTAGATGTACAAAACTCGTCCCAAGTATCAACTGTTTTAAGAACCTTATTAACATCTGGAAGTGGTATATTAAGAGCTCTTGAAACATCTCGTACAACTCCCTTATCTTTAAATTCTAAGAAAGTAGCAATAGAAGCAACATGGCGATACTGTCTTACTAGATAATCTTTGACTTCATCACGACGAGAGTCTTGAATGTCTGTATCAATGTCTGGGAAGTCATTACGCTCTGGATTGATAAATCGGAAGAATAAAAGTCCATGCTCAATCGGATCAATCTCTGTTATACCAAGAAGATAACAAAGCAAGGAGCCAGCAGACGATCCACGACCTGGACCAACCATTATGCCTTCCTTCTTTGCCCAGTTAATCATATTTCGCACAACAAGGAAGTAAGGGGCAAACTTCTTTTCTTTGATGATGTCAAGCTCTTCATGTAGTCTTAACTCATACTTATCATTTCCAAGCCAGCTAGATGTTAGCTTTTTTTCCTCTAAACTTGCAAAGGCAAGATTTCCCAATTCGCTGTCAGGATTTTTATATTGAACTGGTAAAAGTGTAAGGCCAGACCTAATATCATAGTCTTCTACCTTATTATAAATATCAATAGTAGACTGGAACATTTCTTCATTATCAATACCCTGCTTTGCCATTGAACCTTTCATTTCTTCATATGAAAGTAAATGAATATCAAATGATCTAAATGACATTTGACGATCTGATCCATAAAGATAGTCAAGACGATCCATCATATCGTCATGCTTTTTAGATTTATCATATGTTACATCTTTTTGTAACTTAGCATGGGTATTGAGAATAAGCATTAACTCTTGTATTTCTTTTTGACTTGTATCAGAATGGTGGCAGTCTGGGGTAACAACAATCTTTACATCCATAGACTTAGCCAAACTAATCAATCCTTTATTTACTTTTTCAGGATTATGTGGCATTACCTCAATATAATAATCATCGGCGAATGTATCTTTAAACCACTTAATATGTTTCTTTGCTATTGCTAGTTCATCTAGCTCTACCGCTTTTGCTATCCAACCACTAAGGCATGCAGAGGTAACAATAATTCCTTCTTTGTACTTTTCAAGTATTTCAAAATCAAATCTAGGCTTGCTAAAGAATCCTTCAGTCCAAGCAATTTCGTTTATCTTGTTTAGGTTTTCTAGACCCTGTTGGTTCTTGGCTAGAAGAACTATATGATGATAGTTTTGATCTAAAGGATCTGTTCTATCAGCTTTTGCTCTATTATCAAAGCGATTGCTAGTCATATATCCTTCTACGCCAAGAATAGGTTTAATACCTGCTTCTTTCGCAAGGCGATACATTTCACGGTGTCCAGAAAGAGTTCCATGATCTGTAATAGCAATTGCTGGCATACCCAGTTCAACTGCTCTAGTTACATATTCTTGCGGAGTAGCCACACCATCCATCAGCGAGTAATGTGTGTGGACATGAAGCCCAACGTAATTCACTGATTACCAGTCAACGTTTGTTGATGTAACAGATGGGGTATCAAATCCAAAGTAAAATGCTTCCTGCTCTGGATATGGTACTTCACGAACAACCTTCTCAAGATTGAAGGGCTCAATACTTTCCCATGCAAATGGCTCAGCATCTGGTGCCGATGGAATCAAAGTATAGTTTGTCTCTGTTCCTTGACCATTTCTCTTTAACTTCCACTGAACATTAGAAACACTGCCAGTCTCTAGTGCATATTCACGAATTGTATTAAATGCTGACTGCTTGCTAATACCCTGTGACCAAACAGCCACGTATGGGGCTTCTAGGCCGTCATCTACAAGAACATTGGTATAGAAGCGAAGACGGGCTCTCCATCCGCTCTTAGGCTCCTTACGAGCCATTTCACAGCCAAAACAGCGACCTTCTGACTCCTGTGTACAGGCAGCCTTACGCTTATAGTCCTTCGGATTGGTATGCTCTGACACAACTACTGCCAAGCCACGATCTTCATTAAAATGAGCAGAGTCCGAATCAAGCTCATTTACAAATCTAATTTTTGCAGACTGTCCATCTGCTAACTTAACCCAACGTACCTTAAGTCCAGTACCTTCTGACTTAGGCTTTTCTACTAATGCATTGATATTTTTTAATCCTTTTACGATTGCCATTTTATTTTTTTCTCCTTGTGTTTTTTCTATTGTAGCATAGCGATAATAGAATTGTCAAACTTATACTCAAGCCGTCTAATTGAATCATCGTCCATGTCACCTATATCTTTGTATTTTTTATCTATATTTATTATTGTTATTTGAGATCCAAGTCTTTCAACAAGTTTCTCTGACATTATTTTTCCTGCTTCATCGTTATCTGCAATCAAAACTATGTTATTAAAATATTTTTTTAATAACTCAATTTGTGATACAGAAACATTAGCCCCAAGCGTTGCTACTGCTGGGAATCCTACCTGATCTAATCTAATAGCATCAAAAGAAGATTCTACTACATATACTGTAGCAGAACTTTTAATTCTATGTAGATTAAATAATACTTTGCTTTTGGGAAGTCCTGGGGTATTTTTAAAATCTTTACCCTCAACAGTTCTTGCAACAAAACCAATAGTCATTCCATCTGGAGAATGTATTGGTATTGTAACTGAATCTTGCTTTTCAGAATAACCAAGACTAAACTTTGCAACAGATTCTTTTGTTATTTTTCTTCCTTCAAAATATCTTATTGCTCTTGGAGACTCTAGTGCCTGAACATTTAGTCTTTTAATTAATACCTCGTCATATTGAATAAAATCTGGTTTAGCATATAAAGCTTTATTAACAACAGAAGATATATTAGATTCTTTTTCTTTACTTTTAATATACCTTAATGCTTCAAAATATGTTCTGCCAGAAACATGCATGACTAGTTCTGTAAGATTCTTGGTGGTTTGACATCCAAAACAAAAAAACAAGCCAGATTCCTTAGATACCTCGCCAGCTGGTGTGCGAGTATTGCTATGGTATGGGCAATAAATAATATAATCTAGACCAAACTCTGCTTCTATATCTACGCCTGCTCCGTTTAGTACTCTTTTTATTTGTTCTTCTGTATATATATCGTTATTTTTGTTCTTCATAGTCTTTATATTTGTAATATCCTCTGTCAAAATCTACTTGTACTAAAAAGTCCCCCATAAATCCATTTCTATTTTTTCTAAATACACATTCAATGATATCACTATTTGTTGCACGACCTAGTGCCATTACCCAGTCAGCATCGTATGCAATTTGTCTTGACCATGCTGTTTGACCAAGAGTTGGTGCACTACTAAGATCTTTGACATCATCTGGGGTAGCAGAAGAGATAGCAATAATAGGAACCTCTTCACTAATAGCCATAAGCTTTAGCTCACGAGATAAGTTCTTCATGCGTACCGTCTCATTGTCAGACTTTTGATTTGGAGACATAAGTTGAAGATAATCAACAACAACAAAGTCTGGCTTATACTGATCAATCTTTCCACGAATCACAGATGGAGTGACTTCTCCACCAGAGTCGTTGGAGATTATATGAAATGCTGGCTTACCTTCAAGCTTACTGTTATGCCACTTCTTTAGCATATCAATTTCTACTTCACCATTACTTAGCTTACGATGTGACCACAATCCCTCACCCATAATTGCAAATACACGATTACGAACTTCGGTTTCTGACATTTCAAGAGAAATGATTAGCGGAGATTTGCCTTGCTTCCAAGCTTGCACTGCAAAGTAAAGAGCAAGCCAGGACTTTCCAATACCTGGATATGCTAGGAAAACACCAAGCTGTCCTGGCATAATCCCAGATGGGAGATAATTGTCAAATCCTGGCAGCCCAGTTTTGATTCCAACTTGCCCAGACTCTTTCATCTTTTGGACGTTTTCGTAATAGGCAACGGCAGAATCAAGATCAGTAACATCTACATCTCTGATAGCAGATGTATTCTTTTTTAGTTCAGAAGTCTTTGTAATTAATTGCTCTAGTGCTTGTGCTCCATTACCGCCTTGAACATCTGTAGCAGCATTTCTTAAAATATCTTTAAGGCTGTCATTTAGGTATTCAGTTTGTAATTCATCTAAATGATGCTTAGTTGCACCAACATCTGGCACTAAATTAAAATCTCTAAACTTTTCAATAACCAATGATGATGGTGGAACAGATCCATTAATATCAAAATAGTGCCTAATAAAGTTCCAGACATCGCTGTGTGTACGCAAAAGATTATCTAAGTTTGCTTGTAACAATACGTGCATCTGTTTATCGTTAAGTACAGCAGATATTACTTTTGCCTCTGAATTATTCACTCAACCACTTCCTAGCTAATTTTCTACGTTCTGCACGTTCTTTAATATCTAACTGAACCTCAAGTTTACCATTTAATATTTTTTCTGCATTATAAGCAAAAAAGTTCCAATTAGGATCTTGTGCAACCCTAAAGTAATAGTCCAAAAGATCATAACAATCTTTAATGCCGTAGGACTCTACCAAGGCATCTGCAGCCCATTGTTCTACATTTAGATTAAGATTAGACTTTTGCTCGTATCTCTGCAAATGAAGTTTATTGTAGCGACTGAGCAAAGCCATTCGGTCTTTGCGCTCAGCCACTTTATTCCATCTCTAGAGATTCTTTAGCTTCTTTTACCTTTGCAACAAGCTCTGACTCAACAAAACCATAAACACGGTCCATTGCCTGCTTTACATTTTCCTCATTACGAGCACTATCTGTTACTGCAAGATCTACTCGTAAAGACTGAAAGTTTCCTAGATTAAGTGTGTATCCAAGTGTTACAGATACCTTTGTGTCATTGTTTTCCATTACTACCCCTCCCAAGGTTTTAAATGCTCTCTGTCCAAACTGGTATAAATCTACCATCTGGAGTTTTCGTATATGTAAGTATACCATCGCCCATTCTGCGTGTCAACTCCTGCGATGTAGGAGTTTGATTGTTTGTTATTAAGTTGTCTTTTCTTGGTCTACCAATATGTCTAGATGCTAGTATATCACGTATCTCTTTTACTTGTACCTCTGAATAATAAGATCTTATTTGCCAACCTCTTTCGCCATTAACTTTTGATCCAGTTGGCGGTGGAATGACTCCCCATTTTATTAATCTTGGAAAATATTTTCTATGTCTGTTTACTAAAACAGCAGTTTCTGCTACAGTATAAGCTTTCTGTCTATTTTTTCTAAAATCAGAACGCAAACATGTTTCAAGTCTATCTTTAGTTATATTATAAACAGTTACCATTCCAGTTGATCTAGAACTATGGTGTAATCTTACAAGATCTCCATTTAAAAAATAAACTTTTTTATTTCCAGATATTACAGGGTCGTTATTGTACTCTTGGCTAACAATTTTTCCTTTGCCAGTAGCCATCTTCCCTCCGAAGTATCAATCGGTGGATGAAAAAATTTTCTATCGCCACACATAACACAGAATGTTTCTAGATGATCAATAGAGCTATATTGACGATCTACAAATACTCTTCCGTTACATCTTTTACAATTCATTTTTTTTCCTATAGAATATAAAGTATACAATCTTATTTAATATATTAAGACTTATTTTCATTTGATAGCCACTCTTCTTCGGTTATATTATTTCTAATTACATCAAGATATGATGGCCCTTTAGTAAAAAACCAATGATCTGGTTCTACAAAATGAAAAAAAATCATTTGAACATAATTAGTTTCTGGCTCTGGAAATTTTTCTCTCCAGTGAAGCTGATCGTTGCCATAGTATGCTAAAGCTTGATTTGGCTTTAATGTATATGGAATACCTTCAACATATATATCCCACGGGTATTTTTGAAAAATACATAAATCAATTGTATATGTACAAGCATTATCATCTTTGTGTTTAATTAAATTTGCATTAACACCCTCGTAATGAGAAAAAAGTGTATAACTTGGTAATAAATATTCATTATTAAATATTTTTCTAGCTAAAGGAGTTATTAAATATGCATAATTTTGAAGTTCTGGAAGCACGGCATTTGAAACAACCCACCTAGAAAGATCTTCTTGATAATGTCCAGACTTAGGATCTGGAAATAATGACTTTATATTATTGAAATCATTGTCATTAAATACAGAGTCTAAAACGACTGGATCTTTTATATCATGCATTGTGTTGGCTTTGATCTGATATTTTAGCAAGAACACTTTCTGAATATTGTTCTATAGCAGCTTCTTTTTCATTTTTTTCATTAATTAATTGTGTAATTTCTGCACGAATAATTGCAATTTGTGTTTCATAATTTGAAACCAATTCACCAATTCTTTGCTGCAATGCTGCAACTATTAATTCTGTTTTCTGCATATTATTCCCCTATACCTAGTTTACCATACTCTTCTAACAAAATTGATTTTTTAGCATTTTCATTCTTAAGCTCTTTATTAAGATCATTAATTATATCTATATTTGGATTTTCTAGTGCCCCCTCTGCTATTATTTTTAAATTAATAGCATATATTAATGAAACACAGTCCTTAATATAATCTTGTATTATATTAGCCTTTTCATATTTGTTTAATTCAAACATTATTAATTAATTCGTCTTCCATTATCATCAACAACATCTGGGATTGATGATGGGTTTGTTTCTATTGGCCCCCATTTTCCTATAGGACATGATGCATGTGGAAGCCTTGCTTTTTCAGTCATAAAACATCCACATTTCTTGCAAGTTTTAGTTAATTGAATTAATGATGGACATTTTAGACATCCCTCTTTATATCTATAATTAAAAATATCATCATCTACACGACCAATTTTTGGATTTATTAAATCCCAAGGTCTAACAGTGTCCCCTGCATTTTTTTCTTTCCATAACTGCCAATTGCTTTTAGACATTTTACTCCTCAATAGGGGTATCTTGTTGATCTGGCTCTAAACTTTCTATAAAAAATTGTTGTGTTTCATAGTCCCACTTAGTACCTATTTTAATAATTCCACCGTCTTGAACTAATTGTCCAGTTACATCTATAATTAATGGGCTGCTAGTAAATATTGCAGATAATCTTTCATCAGTATGTAATATATCAACAACCTCTCCATCTAAAACAAATGCTATTTTTATAGGCGGAAGCTGTTGTTCTTGAACATTATTATTTATTTCTTCTGACATTTTTTCTCCTTTTTGATTATTTCTATTATACCAGAATCAAGGCTTTTTGAAAAGTATATCAAACTATACTTAAATTATCATATAAAGTTCCAACATTATTTGGTGTATGAGCCTTAATGATTCCTGATGATGTTTCATCATTAGCACTTGATTTTGTAGGAGAAGAAAATGTTTTTGTTAAGGTAGAACCTATTTGTGATCCTCCACTATCATATGCCTTTGCAGTTACGATATTGCCACTTGTTTCAGATACTATTTTATATATTCCTGTAAAATTAGAGGTATCAAATGATTCTCCAGCTGGCCTAGTATTATTTATAATTAACCCAGTAGCATTTCCAGAATTGTCCCAGTTATTAGAAGACACAACCCCAGAAATAGCTGACCAAACTTTCATTTTGGTATTATATGTATACTGGGTTGCGGTTGTATCTTCATTTTTTGGATATGTAAAATTATATTGAGCAACATATTTTGGATATGTAAAATTATATGTTGTAACTGATACATTTTTTGGATATGTAAAGCTATATGTAGTAACTGATGCCCTACTAGGATATGTAAAATTATATGTTGTTGTTACTAATGTTTGTCTAACTGAATAAGAATATACTGTTGCTGTAGTTCTAACCGTGTATGTGAATGTTCTACATCTACATTGCCAAAAACCAGTTGAACAGTTATATTGAGCATTACTAGTTGTTCCATTTGGGCATGATGGACAAACTGGTGTAAGGCTGGTAGATCTGCATAATCCAAAAGTATCAACTGTTGTACATGCAGAACATCTATCTCCTGCAAGAGGTCCTGTATCTGGACAGGTAGCGCTACTCACAGTTCCACCAGAACATGGGTATGTTGTACTTGGGGTACATACTGAACAACGATCTCCATTACCAGATCCCTCGCTTGGACAAGTAGATTGATTAGATACGCTGCCAGTACATGGATATGTTGTACTACTACTTTGACTTACATAAGTACAAGATCCACACCTGTCTCCAATATTTGATCCTATTGGGTTTGCGGTTTCACAAGGACCAGTAGCGGTGCCGCTTGTATTTGAATAACTACCAGTTCCAGTACACTGTATTGATGTTGATGAGCCAGTATATGTACAAGATCCGCATCTTGTTCCATCTGTTGTTCCACTAGGGTTAGCACTTTCACAAGCACTGGTAGATGATCCACTTGTATTTGAATAGGTCCCAGTTCCAGAACATGATACTGACGTTGATGATCCAGTATATGTACAAGATCCACACCTATTTCCAACAATAGGAATACTATCTGTTGGGTTAGCGCTTTCGCAAGCACTGGTAGATGATCCACTGTTGTTTGAATATGTTCCTGTTCCAGTACATACTGCTGTTTGATTTACATATGTACATGCACCACATCTTGTTCCAGATGTTGTTCCTGTTGGATTAGCATCATTGCATGGAGTTGTTGATGTTCCAGTACTATTTGAGTAAGATCCCGTTGCAGTACATGTTACTACATTTACAGTTGATGAATCATAATCAAAATATGAAGTAACCGCATACCAAGAATTAGCAGATGTTACCCAAAAAGCTACTCCCTGTCCGCCTTTTCCATCTGGAATGTCTATTGAATATGTTTTATTAACTTTAGACGAATTACTACTGCCAACTTCAATTGTTTGTAAAGGATGGTTTGAGGCTGATGCTCCAGAGGTGACTGATGCACTATTTACTGCTCTTGATCCATTTACAGACCATCCAGACGTTAAATTTGCATATGAACTATATATATATGAGCTTGAAGATGTTCCAAGACCTACAGAAACTGTTCTATTAAAGTTATCTGTTATATTTCCAACATATGCTTGAACATACATAGAAGAATAAAAATAATATGTTTTTGTTCCACTTTGATTTTTTACTGAATCTTCTGTATAGTATTTATATACTGGAGTTGTTGCATCTTCTTGAGTTACGGTATAAGAATTTGTAAGATCTGTTCCATATTTGGTTTCTGAACCGTTTATTGGATTTAAATCAATACTCATTTTAACTAATTTTTTAACAATTCCATATGATGTATTAATATTCGTATATGTTCCAGATGATCCAACCCCTACAGATGTAAAAGCTTCTCCAGAGCCACTTGGTGATGTGGGAGATGATGTTTGTGTTACGGCTGCTTCTGTTGAAGAAAATACTTTTTTCCATTCTCCATTAGATTTGAGCCTATATATTCTACTTAAAGATCTCCATGCACCAGTATTTTTTAGTCTATATATTTTTGAAAGCTTTCGCCATTCTCCAGAACTTTTTAATCTGTAAATCGGCATTACTATGCATCTTCCTCTACCAAAATCAAATCTCCCACCTTTACTGTTTGAGATCCAGTCGGGTGGCTATATGTACCCTCTCCACCAGATAATGACACTGAATCTGGAACTTCAGTTGGAGACAATGAGGAATCAAATATAATTCTTCTGCCTTTTGATATTTTACCAGTTGCATGATCAATTGTTAAGGTTGCGTCGCCAGACCACTGATCGTCATCTTTTGACGGCATCTGAACCATAAAAAAGTTAGCGGATCCACCATAAAGGTCTATAGTTACTGTTTCATGATCACCTCTTAATATTCCGCCACCAAGACTAAATTCGGCTGTAGAATACCAATAGTTTGTAGAATTAATATGTATTCCATCTTCTCCAGAATCTCCAGCACTAACACCAAACTTCATAATGTTACCAGTATCGCCAGTTCTTAATTGTCCCAATAAGTCTGCATCAACAGCATGTAGAACACCAGTTTGTGTTATATAAAATCTTGGAACCTGTCCATCGGTTCCAGCTTCAAAAATATTTGTTGTATTGGTTCCTGATCCACCGCCACTTATTGCTCCGCCAGATAGTGCCGTACCAAACTTTACCGCAAAGTTAGTATTTCCTTCACCAACTGGTGTTGTTCCAGTTATTGATATTCTTTTATTTGTTGAGTCAAGTTGAAACTGATTAGATCTATCTTTAATAAGTGTATCAGTAACAATCCATCCGCCAATCATTGCAGACTTTGTAAAAAAGTTAATTAGTTCACTGGTTGTCCATGATCCTAAAGCATTTTGTCCAGGAGTTGTATCGCCAGTTCCAAGTGGCTCAGTCAAAATTTCTGTTAGTGCTGCGCCAGATGAATTATTTGCAGATAAACCATCAGAGTTTACTATAACAGATTGTGCTCCAGATGTTCCTGCAATAAGCGAACCAGTAGTTATGCCTACATTTCCTTTAAATGTTCCCTGTTGTGCAATAAGGTTTCCATCTATAACAAATGTTGCGCCATCCCACTCAAGATAGTTGCTTGTTGCTCCACCCACCTTTAACCTTGCACTATTGGTAGCATTTATATACCAATAATTACTTGAATCAAAATAAAGACCCTTATTTGTTGATACCCCACCAACTCCAACACCAAACTGAAATGGTCCACCAGTTATATAATTTGAAACAGAAGGTGTTCCAGTAACAGTAACATCTGGTCCTGCAACAAAACTTGATGAAAGATTATTATATTCATCATATGTTGCAACAGCAATTTTATATGTAGACCCAATTGCTAAACCACCAAGCCTATAAGTTGTTCCAGTTCCAGGTGAATCTACGTATGAATATGTTGTTCCATTATCGTTACTAAATCTAATTCTATATCCACGAATACCCCCGCCAGTTACTTCTGGCCAAGAAATATCTGCATATGCATTAAAACCAAGATATCCACTAGTATCAATTCCACTAGTAGCTGTAACATTTGCAACATTATCTGGTCCAGTAGTATCAGCTGCTACTATACTTTCAGGAGTTACCTGAACTATATTTGAATATGATCCATATGATCCAGTTCCATCTGTGTACCGTGCTTTTACCCATCTTGATTCAGTAGTGGGTGTAATAACCGTTGCTGGACGAATTTCACTTAAATATACCTGTTGATATCCTGAAGTTGGTGCGGTATTTGCACTTGAAACAACTTCTTCTATTGATACAAAATCATACTCTTTTTCACATGTTTCTAAAAAGTTTACCGTATATCCTCTTGGAATACTATTTGCAGAAATTTCTGGTGTACATAAATCTGGAGTATATGATGGTATAACAGATAATGTAGCATAGTCTCCAACATTACCAAAGCTATCTTTTGCTCTAATTTTTAATAAAGAAAACGAAGATTTAAATATGTTAAATGCATTTATATTATTTGTATATGTAAAATTAATTGTTTGGGTAGTTCCAGCTTTATTTAATACTAAAGAAGATATAATTGTTGACTCAGATCCACCAGATGTTAAAGTATACTCAAATCCTGTTACATATTTGTTTTTATTATCACTAAAATCAAAATCAAATGTTATAACAAGTGTTGAGCCAGACCATGCTACAGCGATATTAGAAATATCAGATGGTTTGATAAAGTTTGTGCTTGTTGGAGAAAAAGGATCTGGAGTTGTTGAATATGTTGGACCTCCAGAGTTTTGTATTGATGATAATTTTCCTATTGGTGTAGTCGCTCCACCGTCAGTAACAATAACAAAATCAGATCCTAGACGAGCTGTTGTAATTCCATATTTTATTGGATTGCGTACTCTAGGATCATTTGCATCAATATATACAGTCTGCCGCTTTCCAACAGTATACGGAGATGTATATTTTGCCTTCATTTTTTTACTATCTTGGACCAATAGCAATAAAGTTTACAATTATTGGCGCAGTCGCTGCTGAACCATCTGGCTTATATGCTCTAACAGTAAATCCAGTTGTTGTAACATTATGAGTTGATACAACAATATCAAGCTGTCCACCGATAGTTCCATCTGTATTATCATGAGAAACTATTACTCGTGGAATCTGTGAAAATGTAACTCCAGTTTCAAATGGAAATGTATTACGATAATATGGATTTCCATTGCTATCACCAACATGATCTGTCTCGCTTGGATCTAATTTAACTTTACCAAACACAATATTACTTGTTGCTAAATCAAAATCAGACTGAAGATCATCTGCAAGCCAGTCTGGTATATAATCAGCACCAAACCTATTAACTAAAACATTTAAATAATCACTATGGTCATTTATAACATCAATTATTTTTTGGATGCTTGCCATATCAATTATCTCTGGATTGTCTATTTTTACATAAGCCATTATCTTCTCCTATTTATATTATTATACCATTTTGACTAGTAGGATACCCCTGAACCTATCATGGTCATACCAAGCCTTGTTGATAAGCCATTGCTAAAATCAGTAGAAACTGAAGTTACTATATATTTTTGTTGATTAATTCCAGCAAGGGGATAGGTTAGCTCTACCCTATCTCCAATTTGAATCAATGGATTTCCAAAAATATCTAAAGTAATATCTTTAGAAAAATAGTCTATTCCATTTGTTATTACCGAAATAAGGCTAGTTGCTGCTTCTTTTGATTGAATCCAGTTTGAGTCAATTTGTACTGTTTCAGTTATATTACCTGGATCTATTATTTTTTCAATAATTTCTGGGTCTGAATTAGCAATAATTTCATGTGTCCATAGGTTTAGTCTAACTGTAGTTTGTTTTGATTCATCAGAATCTTTCATTAAATAAACCATATGTGATGAGTTATTTGCAATTGCAAACTTTGCTCTAAAGCCAGTATTAATGACACTGGAGTAGGCTAGAGAATGCTCTTCTACTGTTTTTGTTTGCATAAATTTTTTCTCTACTGGACCGTTTCCTGGATAATAATTTAATAAATATTCTACAGGCCAAACAGAAACTAATACTGCTGCTGGAGTTGTATATTGAACATCATATGTATTTATTCCAATTACTTCTGGTTTTGTTTGCATCATATAAGATTTTGATGAGGAAAAAAGATTTTGCCCTTGCACCATTCCATTTAAAAACTCTCTATCTTGAAAATAGTAGTTAACACTTCTTTCTTTTAATGGCTTATGTGTAGCATAAATCTCTCTTACTGATCCAGGGTCTGTAGCAACAAAACCTGTTATATATGGTATGCCTGGAATTCCTATTGGATCATTAGAAATAAAAGCACCAAATATTGCACCAGTGCTAAACTCATCATCATATTGAAGTTTTTTAGGCAGTCCAGTATTTGTATTTGGATAAAAAGGTATCCATCCGTCTTCAGTATATTGTTGCCACCCTTTTATTTCATAGTTATTTAAAAATACAGAGAATAAATTAGTTATAGACGCAGATTCTCCATCTTCTCCAGTAGATTTATAAATACTAGTTCTTAAATTAAAATATTCATATCTTGGGTCACTCTTTACTGTATAGACAACTTTATTATTAACAACATCGTCTTCTAATACCTTTTCTGTATTATTTATAATATTCTTTACTACTCCAGTTACATTAGAATAACCAATAATTTCTGGATCGTATGTTGTGATTGGACCATCATTTCCTATAGTAGTATTTACTGCAATACGATATAATACTAAAGCATAATTAAATACTGGTGGATAGTTTACTGTTGTACCATCAAGCTTATATGTATTATACTTGACTAACTCTAAGAAAAAAGTGTTAGGGGTTACGTTTGGTGATACCGCAAAATTAAAAAATACTCCGCCAGAACTAACATCTGATGTTTCATGTAGTCTTATTTTTGCAGAATAAGTATGATAATAGTCTGTTCCAGAATCTGTTACTACGGTGCTTCTTTCTGTTGTAGGATAAAAAATAACCTTTGACAATGATGGAACTTCTGGAACAAATTCATTATTATACGCCGTTGTGTATGTAGCGTCTTCAACTGCTGTTTCATAATCATTATATAAAATCTTAGCTGTAATATTTTTTGATGCAGCATTTCCAGAATCTAAAACTGTATGTGCTGATGGCTTGCTACCAAATAGTCCACGCCGAACCTGTGTAATTTTTCCAGTTGGCTCAACAAGTGTAGAAGAGTCTGGCCTTGTTTGTCCATCTGATGTTCTAAGTCCTACCTGATACTGCTTATTAAATTTATTGATTTCAGATTCAAGCTCTACCGTGCTTTTTATAGAAACTTTTACTGGCTCTGTTGGCTCTAAATCTTCTCTAATTAAATCACTAGACAACTCGTACTCTTTATATGCAAATGAAACAATTTCATTTTCAATTGCAGCATACCCCTGAAAGTCTCTATTGTATGTATGAAATATATCAAGCAAATCATTTTGATCTGTTATAAAATAATTTTGTGATTCGTTCATTGAATTAGCAAGATAGTTCATTCCTACAGAATCTGCATTTTGTTGAGACCATACTATTTCATTTGATGTTGTATAAATAAATGATGGTGAATCCTCATCAAGTTTAAGGTTTTGTAAAGCAGGAGATTGTTTGATTTTGGGTGTTTGATATCTTAGAGATATTTTTCCTGGTTTTGCTTTATTAACAACTGAATAACCACCTTCAAGAACATCGGAGTTATCAATTACAATATCTGATGAGCCAGCGTCTAGCATTTGAGACAAACTAGAAAATCTCATAACATTATATTCATCTATATATGCAACTATTTGATATGGTAAAAATATTTGATTTAACGCATCAATAACTGTAGTATCTTTTGAGTTAACATAAAAATATGCTAGATCCATTGGTGCGTTTGTATTTAAGCAAGCAAGTGTTAGTTCATAGCTGTCATAATCGGTAAAACCAGAAAGATCAAGCATATTAGTTATTAATGTAAATACTGACTCTTTGTTTGATACATAGTCTGCTACCTGCGCTGATTGTAAATATCTTGTTATGTCAAAACATTGAACAGCTACCTGATTAGCATCATTTTCTGACCAGGCATCCGAATAAAATACTCCAGCTGGTATTAACGTATTTGATTCTACAACAGAATTATTGCTTGAGTTATGATAATCTTCTAAATAATAATTTAAATAAAATTTTACATTTTTACCCAAAAGATTTTTTAAAGCCGTTCCAGAATAATTACTTTGATTAGAAAATATTGGAATTGGTTGAGAAGAATTTCCAAGTGGTATAGATGAAAGATTTATTGTTGCATCATTAGAATTTATTGATGAGATGGGTAGTGGGGTTGATTTGCTATCCATTGATTTATTTACACTTAAATCAAGAACATAGTCTGATAGATTAATTTCTATTCTTGGTGAAATTTCTATTACTTGCATTCTTGATGAATCAGAATCAAAATATGTTGAACTTGTTAGCCTATCTTTAAAGTCAGAAAATGCATCACGCAATGTTGATGCTGTTTGTGTTACAGTTATTTTATTAACTGTTGTTGATATAGAAATTGATCCATCTTGACTTATTGATGGCATTGTTGACCACCTAGATCTAGTCCATGCAGAACCGTTCCAATATAAAACTAAAACTCCAGCGTCTTCTCTTATACCGCCAGATTCTTTTGCTATGTTGGCTGCTAAGCTAATAGAGGTTGATCCATCAACAGTAATTAATGATCCATTTATATAAATATTTATTGTGGGAGTTGCAACTAATGTATTAAATTTTAATACAAGTTTATTTGTTGTTATACCAGTTGATTCATATACTGCTGTTATAGATTTGTTTGATGTATCAGAAATAAAATATTTATATGGTGACATATCATTTACAAGAGCATGTTTATAGAATCCAGTTGGATCATATGATGGTATAAAGTTTGGAAGTCTTGATATTGAGGTAACTGGAGGAATATCATGCGCTACTGAAACTACCTCTCTAAAACTTGATGGAAATGAAAAAAGAGAACTACCAGTATTTACATAAGATTCTCCTGGCCTAAAATTTGTAAATACAGATTCTGGAGGATATATAGAGTTAAACTTATAATCAAAAAAACTAACAGGGTAAACTTCTGGTACAGTAAATAAAATATCTATTGGCAAGTCATCTTCTGTCGTAAACCTATTTAATGCAATTTTATATGTAATGCTTGTTATATTATCTGCTGAAGATGCACCGCCAATATAAGTTTCTACCTTTTGCCAAGAATAAGAGTTAATTTCTGCATTAGATGAACCATACTGACTAAAAGATCCTGAAGCAGAAAAATTTGCCATAATAGGGTATGACTTATTTGTTTTTATAAAAGTAACTATCTTATATGCTGGACTAGTTGCAGTAGGTGTAATTGTATAGGTAATGGTTTGGTCATCATCTGTCATTTCAAACTTTTTAGTTGTAAAGTTTGATTTTACATCTGAACCAGTAGCATCGCTAAGTGTTGTTGATGTTGTAACGTTTGTTTGTTTTGTTCCAGTACCAGCTAAAACTGTATAAGGAGGATTATAAATATTTTGATTCCACTCCGCAAATACCATCGGCTTAAGAAAAACAGAGTTGGAGTTTGAAAAAATACTTGAGCTAACATTTGTTAACATTAAATCTCCGTAAATTCTATATTCATATTAACATAGTCAGTTGTTCTTGTTCTTTTTATGATACTTTTATTAAAATTACTCATAAATACATTGTATGTTTTTGATGTATTTTTAGCAGAAAGAAATGTTGAATCTGTGGGAACTGCTCCAGCAGATGGATCAGTCATTTTTGATTCAGTTATTTTTAAATATATAGGAACTCCAACATTAGCATTATAAAATGAAGTTAGCCATGCTGCACCCTTATTACCGTCAACCGTTGTTATTGATGGAAGTATTTCTATAAGAGATGCCGATGGTGTAGTAAAGGTTATTGTTCCAGATACCTGTGACACTGCTTCTGGTGAAAAACTAACTACAGTATTTGCTTGATTAATACCTGTAACTATGGTATTATTATCAAAACCAGTTCCAGTTATTGTTTGAAAAGTTTTAATGTTTGGATTTGCTGTTGTAATAGTTACAGACTGTGAACCTTCTGCACCACCAGAAGACCTTGTAGCAGTTGTTGTTGATCCAGGCGTTGTTGTTCCGTCTGGTGCTGATTTAGGATTAGATACTTGAAAATTATTAGTTGAAAAATTTAAAACTTTTGCTGTTATATTGAGTCTGTCATCATTAAATCCAGAAACTCTTACGACTGAATCTGTTGTAAAATTATGGTCGGTAGACAAAACATAAAATATGCTATTACCAGATACAATAGCTGAGGTTATTGAAAA